GTCTTGTTCGGCTTCTGATCCTTACGAGCGGGAAGCTGCCAAGGCCGCAATCCACACGCTGCAACGCGACCTAGCACGCTGCAAGGAAGAGTGCGTGAACCTACGCGAAGAACGTGACGAAGCCCTCCGCATGAGGGAATGGGACAACCGGGCAATCAGCATCGCCCGCCATTATGGACATGAAGACAGCACCCGTGAGATTGAGGACGGGCGAATCCGCCCCGCGCTGGTGCTGGAAAAAGCCGTCGCGGTGGCGATTGACGGATGGGTGGACGGTAACGCCGTGACAATCCAACTATGCCCCGAAGAAGTGGAACAATGGGTCGCGCTTGTCTGTGTCCACAGGCAAGACGTAACGGCATTTTCCATGGATGAAATGGGGGAGCTTGAAGAATCCGCCGTTCAGGAAGTCTGGATGAGTTCCGCTGTCTTGAAATCTCTCGATCACGCCCGCTCCAACTCTCTGCCGAACATTGTCAAATCCCCATGAACCCATGCCCTTATGACCACGCCGAAATGCAAAGCTACGGGCACGATAAATGCCCGTATTGCCGAATGATGCTGACCGCCATGAATGGTCCTTCCTATTCGGATGCGCCGGAAACCGAAGAGCGGACCTTTGCCCCCGCGATGGAGCTACCGCTGATTGGGGATGAAAAACAATGCAAAAAAACCTTGCAAGGGTAAGCGGGGTGGGTAAAATGAGCGCGCAACCAACACCGACCAATGAAAACGATCCACATCGAAAAAACCAAGGGATACAGCGGAAAAGCAGCAGGAAAAACATGGGTAGCTAAAATCACCGCTGATGGCCGCGAGTTCCTCACGGCTGATGAAATTGACTACGGAACGGGCCGCGAATGGCTTCGCCGCGAAAAAGCGACCCGCATTGACACCTTCCACCTGACCAATGGCCTTTATGAGGTCTGCGAAATCGGGGAGCGTTATTTTCGTCTCGTCTGGACTAAAGATGACGGTTCGACCGGAAGCATGGCCTTGGATGATGACCGCGCTGCCCGCATGGTGGTGCTGATCAATTCGGGGTATGATTTCGATGAAGCCCGCGAGAAATCGAAAACCAAGAACTTTTCAGCCTAAAACAAACGAAACCAACACCATGAGCAACTACCGCATTCTCAAACTCCGCATCGACGTTACCAAGCTGGACAAAACCGTCTTTTACAAGGGCGAAAAAGGCACCTATTGTGACCTCGACGTTTTCGTAAACGACGAGCCAGACCAATACGGGAACATTGCCAGCGCCAAGCAGGACTTAGGCAAGGAACGCCGACAAGCAGGCGAAAAAGCCCCGTATTGTGGAAATGGGAAATGGCTTGAGACGCGGCAAGCACCAGCGGCCAAGCCAGCGCCACAGCCGAAGCACAGGGAGGATTTTGACAATGATGATTCGTCGGATATACCTTTTTGACCACCAACGCCTTACCGAATAGGCTTGACCTAACACGGGGCGAGGTGTTTACCCTCTTGGACACCGCAACCGGACATGCTCCAACCCTTCCTTGACGCTATTGCACGGATTTTCAGCCGCAGGATCACCCCCAGCGGCATGACTTCGCGCCAATGGCAAGCGACGGCACCAGCCATCCGACAGCGGGCGTTTTTCTCCTCAACCGTCACAAGCGCCAAGGTGCTGACCGCTTATCGGCGTTCAATCACCGATTGGATGAGCGGCGTGGTTGAACAGGTGATAACGCCGGATGGACGCATCGAAACTGCTTACAAGGTCAGCGGGTTGAGTGATTTCCGCAAGACGGCGCGGAAGTTCCTTGTCTCGGAAGGTCTGGCAACACCCGCAGACTTCGCGGATGATTCGATTCAGAATGTCGCCTCTCTCTCTCGCCTCCAGTTGGTTTTCAACACGAACATTGAGCAGGCCAACACGTTCGCCAACTATCAGCAATACGTGAGCGATCCGGCGACGATTAATGCGTTTCCTGCCGCCTTGTTTCTCCGCAGACCCGGCGCGAAAATCAAGCGGCCTCGCCACGTTCAAGCCGAGGGCGAAATCAGGCGTTGGGATGACACGGCGTTTTGGCTGTTTCAGAACGCGGAGGACATCGGCGGGTTTGGCGTTCCATGGGGACCGTTTGGCTTTAACTCCTACATGGTTGCCGAGCCAGTCACGCGAGCGGTTTCCGACTCGCTAGGACTCACGACGCCGGGTGAACGGGTGATGCCGCTTGACCTCACGCCATGGGGGGCAGAAGCCCCGGCGAGGATCAATGCTGGCGTGGAAGCGAGGCTTGACGACGTGCCAGATGAGATTGCGCAGGCGGCGAGACGGCGATTGGTTGAGAGGTTCGGGCCGCAGGTGCTAGACCGGAATGGAAACCCAACGCTTGACTTTGCGCGGTCATTGCTTAGGAGGTAGGGCGTGACGATTGAGCAGATTAAAACATCAAAGTTGATTCCTTACGCCAGAAACACGCGGACGCATTCTGATGCGCAAGTGGCACAGATAGCCGGATCAATCCGTGAGTTTGGCTTTACCAACCCTGTCCTGATTGACGCTGAGAACGGCATCATCGCCGGACATGGGCGCGTTCTGGCGGCGGGCAAGCTAGGCATGGACAAGGTGCCATGCATCCGGCTTTCACACCTGACTGACACGCAGCGCCGAGCCTACATCATTGCCGACAACAAGCTGGCACTCAACAGCGGATGGGATGAAGCTATGCTCGGGCTGGAACTGTCAGACTTGCGGGAGGCGGATTTCAACTTGGGTTTGATCGGCTTCGACGCAGATGAGATTGAGCGGGCATTGAATCCCGATGAGCCAAACTTTGAACCAGGCACGGAAGATGACCAAGGCAAACTGGATGAAAAAACGCCGATTGAATGCCCTCACTGCCACAAGTTTTTCACCACATGAAACCCGTTCTTAAAATCGACTGGGCAACGCATGAAGCAGCGAAATACGCTTGCGAGAATTGGCATTATAGCCAATCCATACCAAAATCGAAACTGGTGAAAATTGGAGTTTGGGAGAATCAGAAATTTATCGGCGTAGTGATATTCTCACCCGGTGCAACGCCTAACCTTGGATCGCCTTATGGATTAACGCAGAGAGAATGCGTCGAATTGAGCCGAATCGCATTAACACGACACGAGACGCCAGTTTCTAGGATCTTGTCCATAGCATTGAAATTTCTTATTTCTGCAAATCCGAAACTTCGACTTGTCGTTTCGTTTGCTGATCGGGACCAATCACATCATGGCGGAATTTATCAGGCTACAAATTGGATTTACGATGGAACCGGTTCATCTGCTACATTCTATTTAATCAACGGCAAGAAAACGCATCCGCGCACCATAGGATTAGCAGGACACATTCAAAACCTTCAAGGTGCTAAAAAAATGGATCGCAACGCCAAAGCAATAAAATGCCAAGGGAAGCATCGTTATTTAATGCCACTTGACAACGAGATACGAAAACGCATTCTTCCTTTGTCTAAGCCCTACCCAAAACGCGCCGGAAGTGACACTTCGGACACGCCGGGATTCCATCCCGGAGAGGGCGGCTCACTACCGACCCCGGCGCTCCATTCTCATGAGTGAAGAACCAAAAAAAGCAGGAAGGCCGAAGCTGGGAATTGACGCGGACCTTGTGGAGAAGCTGGCAGGCATCGGATGCCCAACTTCTGAAATTGCTGCCATTGTCGGGTGTTCAGTTGACACTCTTGATCGCAATTTTGCGGAGGTTATGAACAAAGGGCGGGAAAACATCAAAACCCGGCTCAGGAAAAAGCAGATTGACACCGCAATGAGCGGCAACGTCGTCATGCTGATTTGGCTTGGAAAGCAGATGCTTGGGCAGTCCGACAAGGTTTCAAATGAATTGAGCGGGCCAAACGGAGGACCAATTCAATCTCAGCCTGTTGCCCTCGACCCCGCGCAAGAAGCGGCGTTGCAGCAGGTCATCGAGGACGCTAAGAGCCGGATCAAATGATGGGGCCGACAGAGTTTTGCGTTAAGATTCTCGGGGTGATTCCCTACCTGTGGCAGATCGAAGCTATGGAAGCGGTCGCCATGGGTCGGCCTGCAAGCGTGGTGGCGGCAAACGGCAGCGGGAAAACGGATAGGGTGGTTGCGCCCCTCATCCTATGGTTTCTCCACACCCACCCCAAGGGCAAGGTCGTGTTCACATCCGGGTCATTCCGGCAGCTTACGAATCAGCTATGGCCAGCGGTTCGCAAGCACCGATCACGCTTTCCCAAGTGGACGTTTCTCAGCGAGGAAATCAGGACACCCGAGGGAGGCTTTGCGCTTGGATTCTCCACCGACGACGCGGGCAGGGCCGAGGGTTGGCACGGGGAACCGGATGCGCCCCTGTTCCTCATTATTGATGAGGCGAAGACGGTCCCGAATGCCATCTTTGAAGCCTTTGACCGTTGCACGCGAGTTTATCAGCTTTGGGTTTCCTCCCCCGGCGCTCCCATGGGGCAGTTTTACGACTCCCACCACAAAACCGCCTCGCTCTATTGGACGCGCAAAGTTCCCTCTACGGAATGCCCGCACATCCCTGAGGAACGGCGTGAACTCGACCGGATCAAGTATGGAGAAGATCACCCGCTCTACCGATCAAAGCACCTTGCGGAGTTCACGGAGGATTCAGAACGCCTCATTCTATCCGCGCCAAGGTTGCG